CTCAGCCTTTAAAGTTTCTATAGTTTGAGCCTGTTGTGCGGTCCACCAAACAAATGCACTCACTTGCATTACGATTGCTACTACGACACCTATTCCAAATTTTGTATTCATTTTTTACTTTTCTCCCTTTCGGCAACTCTCTTACGAAGGTCGCTGGACGAGAAGCGGTGGTCGCGTTTATTAAAGTATAGCTGGATACCCCGCTTCTTGCAAATATCCTTGCCTGTAAAATCCTGTTCTCTGTATTCCTCTCCCATGATTTTAACATCAATCTGGTACATACTCAGAATATCCTCAAGATCCTTTTCAGAACCATAAGGAATAATTTCATCAATATAGCTGACGGCCTTAAGTTGAGTGTAACGCTCTACGACTGTCTGTACTGGGGGATTCTTTTCAGGGCGATCCACACTTGGATCAAACTGTAAACCACAGATCAAATAATCACACTGTTCTTTTGCTTCTCTTAGCATCTGCACATGCCCTGCATGTAATAAATCAAAAGTGCTTGCTGTAAATCCAATTTTCATTTTAACCTCATTCAGTTACAAATTACAAATATATTTAGACACCTTCATTATATAACAATTTCTATAAAAAGTCAACCTTTATGTTATAGTATCTGGATCTGTTACATATTCTATTGTGGCCCAGTTATCGTCAAAATCAATATCACTGAAACTGATTGTAACTTCTGGATCTGTTGTTGGTTCATTATTAGCTGTCATTCCAGGCTGTAAAACTACTGCTGAATTAAATGTATTATTTGCATCACCTGCTGGAAGATCAGGTGAAATATTTGTTTGAATAAATTTAATAACCTGTCTTTCCTTGGCAGGCCCAAAGTACCAAGCCTTCATAGTAAAGTTTAGAGTCCACATAATGGCTCTTCTTGTTAGAAAATCACCCTCATAAATCTCTTCGTTTTGAATGTCATTTAAGACCAATGGAATATCCAAAGGTTCTAAATCAGGAATAAGCTTTACAGTAGAAGTAAATTCTGGATTAAAAAATGGTAAAATTTGCTCAACAACCTTAACCGCATCCTCGGCGTATGAGGCCATAATATTTAAAGAGAATTGGATATTATATGGTGCTGGTACCCACAGATAATCCCTAGCACCAGAATCGTCATTTACCACATTTCGTATTAATTTTCTGGTCGGTGCCAATTTTCTTTCGCCATCGTAAAACATAGCATTAATTTCAAACGACATACGAGGCAGAGTAATTGCCTGTGCTTCAAAATTTGGATCTTGATTTAGACGAGCAAGAATTTTTTGATGTGGTGCATATGAAATAGGAACAATCATTTCCTGGACTATATTACCAGCATTGTCCTTCCGCTTGATTTTAATTTGGTTAAAATATGTACCAAATAGTGCAACGTATTTTCTTGTCAGTTGGTTATAAAAATGATTCGCAATAGCCATGTTATGAATCCCTAATATCTAATGGTTCAACTTCGATGGTTTCACTAAATGGATCCATTTCTGTAAAGTCAATAATCTTATCAGCTTCAATTTCAAACTGCCAGTTATCAGCAAGAGGATCGGTAGCCTCTACTGCAGCCAATGTATTAACGGTATTTGCGGTAAGATCTCTATCAGCAAAATATGTGTCAATATTTTCACGACCAGTTTGGAATCTTTCGCCAGACCATTCTGCTAATTCACATTTAAGATCATATATCTGCAGTGCGCCCATCTGATAGAATACACTCTCATGCTCTACATGCATAATCTTAAATAGTTTACCGTTTAATGGGAAGTAGAAATAATCGCCCTCGAATGGTCTATTTCTAGTTGGACGATCCTTTGTTACAAACCGTTCAAATGTTCTAAACGCCACGCTGAATGTGACTTGGTCTCTAATCTGTAAGCCGAATTTGGAAAGGAAATCACCTTCGCCTTCAAATCCATCCACATTCTTAACATAACCTTCAAATTCAAATGTTTCATCGTAGATGGGCAGATCATCCTCATTCAGAATTTCATCAACAGCTCCGCTTGAACGAGTGATGTAGATAAGATCCACACCATAAATTTGAATTGATTCGATAACTAAATCGTCAATTAAATTCTGTTCATTAAAGTTGTCATAATTCTGAAAATAAACATTTGTGGCCATGATTTATCCAATAAAGTTGTATGTGAGAGGTTGAAGATTACCAATTGCGTCCTCTTCCATCCGTTGCCGCTCTTCTCTAGCCTCCTGAAGTATTTGCTCTCCGTTAAATGAAACACCACCCACAAGTTGCATGTTGCTAAATTTTGTAAGATTTAGACCCCATTGCTCTCGAATCAAAACAGCTGCATAATTTTGCAACCAACGATCCGACCAAACATCTGAATATGTACTAGGATCAATTACATCGTATGCCTCTACAACAATATATTCACCGGCAATCAGATTTGCCTTATCAGTATCAACGTGTAATCTATTGACATGACGATTATATCTGATTAAAGGACGACCAACCAAAATCTCTTGCATGAATTCAAGATTCTGCATTGTCATATAATAATGCTGAAGATTATAACTTGTAATATCTTGAATGTTAGTTAATACGAACTGATAGTTTACATTAAAAATGCCAGAACCCGTAGAGATTGAGGACGATAAATCAAAAACTCTTGAAATACCTAGAATGTTTTTAGGCATTTCAATATAGCCATTCTCAACATCAGCCTCAGTAAGTTCATGTTTTAAATAAACTAATTGGCTTCCATTATAATGATAGTCACGCCAAAAGGATACAGCCTCATCAATACGATCCTCTACTTGATCCTCAGATACATTGATCTGAATTACAGGAGCACCGATCTTTCTAAGAATATATTCTGCAAATTCTTGTCTTGTATCAGGTTGTGCCATTTTGGTACCTTACTATAGTTTTATTTTTATTTATATTACTGGCCGGATTCAGTTTGATGCCCGTAGTAACCAGTCGCAAGAATATTTGAGCCCCCAGAGTCACTAGCAATTTCAACTTTAACAGAGCCACCAGCAAAGGTCCATGCCGGAACTCCCCATTTAGCATTTCTTGTAGATGACAATGCATGCCAAGTACCTAGTGTATCTGAATTTGCTGGCGTTGGACTATCACCAGCATTTGCTGTAAATCTAATATAATATGTCTGTGAAGGACCTGCGTTAACCCAAGAACCTTGTTGTGCGTTACCTGCACTATCACCAATTCTCCAAATTGTTCCGTCTGACCTAAACTCCCAGCCGATGATGATGGGAACCCCAGGTGTTAGTCCAAATGCATATACTGGGAATGATGAAGTACCACTAAGGCTAACAGTCTCAGTAGGAACATTACCAGTGTTATCCCACGTAAAGCTATATCTACCGCCTGTGCCGAGATTATAATGAGTTACCGGTGTGTCTGTTGTTTTTTGTCTCATGAAAAATCTCAACCATGCAGTCCCTGATGTGGAATCAGTTTTTTGCCAAAACCATTTGCGATCAGTTACCACACCATCTCCTGCCGGCAAATCCAAGTATGTATTTAATGAATCACTTCCAGATCCATTTGGTGCACCACCGGATGACAGTTGCATGTAAATTTGATATTGAGATCTTGTGCTAGCTGGGGCAGGCGGTCTACCACCGTTCCATTCTCCAATATAGTATTTTCCACCGGGGTATTGATTCCCAAGCCCGTATATTTTACCATCTTGATTAAATTCAATACCTGGGTTTGCGGATGTATTATCAGTATCACTTATATTAATATTGGAAAGAATCTGTGCGTTTGGATAAACACCAACATTTCTATTCTTTATCTGAACCATATCCTCGGGTTCTCTTATTCGATTATATACATTTCTTTCATAATCCAAGAATCCTCCTCCACTACCAAGCAATTGTGTAGAGTCTGGCCATCCATAAGTATCTCTAATAGATACCCATGCAAGAGGCTGACCGCCATAAGTTCCAAGAGCAAGCCGGTGGTTATACGAAAAGAGTCCAGATCCTATAAAGATCTGTGTATTCCATGACACAGATGAAGATGAAAAGTATTGACCTTGTGATGTACCATCAATATTAAAGAAACAAAGCACTCCATTTGAATTGCTTTTTGCATCAACTGATCCTACAAAAATTCGTGCATCTTCTACTTCAAGTAATGCACCAAATGCCTCTGCTGTCCCGGCAGTAAAGGAACTAAAATCTAGTGTTTTAAGCCATTTACCATTTAAATCGTATATGTAAACATTACCTTGTGTAGTTGTATCATTATCATTATTAGCAGTACTACCGGCATAGCCTGGAGCACTAATAAAAATTCTATCATACGCTATTCGAACTCTATAACCAAATTTATTATTATCTGCTTTATTTGCAGTAATTTCTTCAATAGTGTTTATGAGTTGGCCATTTAAATCATAGACATATACTTTGCCACGGTGGCGTCCCGTATTTCCATCAGTCCAAGCATTGGCATTTACAGATGTATCTGACCAGTATGGATTTGCAACTACAATTCTACCACACCCAATTTCAGAACAATCACCGTATCCTACATAGTCAGTAGGTGGTGCGACCCCTGGTGTAAGATCTGGGTCATACAATACACCTGCTATTTGAGCATGCTCATTAAGTAATACCGTATTGTATTTGTGGTAGCCACCACCAGTAACTCCATTATTGCTGGCACTAGCTCTCATGGAAACTAATCCATGTGCATATCCAGAATATTCCTGCGAAAAACCCCATATAGTCAGAATTGAAGTACTTCCAGTAATTCTGTCTGAAATCTCATCATCTGTAATTTCGGCATGTACATTTCCAAAATAATCAAGTAATTGTGCCGACCCTAGCGTCCCAAAGCCAGAGCTGGTCCAAATCATACCATTTGTGCCGCGTTTAAAGCTATCGGTAGACAAATTATTAGCTAAATCTACTCCTCCAGTAGAGCTACCTGGCGAGGGTACGCCTGGGGCGAACAATACGTTAGCTGCAGCTGCACCGTTAGATGGTTGGCTGCTATAAGCATTGATAAAATTTAGACCAGGATATCCTGGTGAACCAGAAGTTAGTGTAGATTCAAAACTTGGAGGTGGTGATCTGAAAATACCGTCATTATATTTAGCTATTAGGTGGCCAAATGCATTATCTTTTGACAGTTCCTGGCCCCAAGCACCAGTTGTTGTAGTAGATCCGAATGCAAAAAGCCCACCAGATCCTTGTACTCCGCCACTGGTGGAAAATCCTAAGTCATTTGCGGAATCACCTCCTACAAAAGAACCTGCTGCGCCGAGACTTCCCATCTTACCCATAAAAATACCTGGGTTGGATGTAGCTCCTTGGTATGATCTAAATGCCATTTATAATACCTTAAAAGGAAATGTTGTTGAAGTTTGAAAATGTCGATACATCATTCAAATCAATAGCTTCTAATCTATCAGCTACCTTCCTTTTTCTGCCTATAAGATTTCCAATAACCCGATCATTTTCCTCTGCCTTTGCTATGACCTTAGGAGCAAGAATTGCAACTGTGGTTTCTCTTGCATCTGCAATTGCGGTCAGTAGTGGAGTTGATACTGAATTGTCAGCTATATATGCTAAGGCTTCTACTCTTTGCTGTGCAAATGTTGATCTTTCAGCCTCAGAATAGCCATTATTATTTGCTGCCATAACTAATTGAGTAAATGACCCTTCTGCCTCGGATTTTTTTGCTATTTTATAAGTCTTCGCCGCAGCAATTTTTTCTTCATCAGATGTAAATCTATCAAATGCCTCAAGTTGTGTTGTCCAGACACCATCAACTAGTGAAACACCAACTGTACGAACCGCCTGATCCCAATTTAAAGAAGGTACGTCTCCTTGTTCTACTATCACATAATCTGATGGGAGATTTGATCTTAGATTTTCTAGTTCTGGGTTTTGTTTAATTGCGGCCAATAGTTCTGGGTGTTGAAAATGATCCAGAATAGGAAACTCTGCTATCTCATTTGTATCTGGATTGATCTTAGCAATACGATAAGACATATTATAATTCCTCTAATTTTGTGTTACACCTGTGGACCGTTCAATAAGCCCATCATAGGTTGTTGGTATTTTAAATATATTTATACACGCCCCTGTTGTATTCCAGTTGTTAGAAAGTACTAAGATACCATAGCCAAGAGATATTTTTGCGCTCGCATAGCCGAAGCCGGTCGAAAAAGAGGTCCCCGCTGTGTCGTCCGTTGCGTTTGTGTTGCCTAACATATCTTCTGCATATACTACATCAATAAATCTACCGTTAATATCATAAAGTTCCGTTGGGGCAAAGTTGTCAATGGAATTAGGTGCTGAAGAAACTGTCCCAGCAGGATAAAACGCGCGGCTTGCAATTATGCCGCCGTATATGCCACATCCGTACTCTTGATACGGTTGGCTAAAAGTACTATCTGTTGGAGAATCTTGGCATCCCAAAATAGAAAATTGATAATTACCATCCATATCATAAATATATCTTGCACCAATCGAGCGCGACGAGGGGTTGTCGACATTCCTGGCTGATATCATTATTCTACCAGATCCTATCTTTATATCTTCTCCGATTTTTAAACTTGTCTGCAAAGAAGTTGAAAAATTTGTCTGCCATGGGTGATAAAGTATCTTTTCAAAATTTCCGTTGAGATCAAACATAAAAACCAGACCCATATTTGCTTGCGATGCGGCCTGATTGGGGGAATATTGGGCAGATGTGTCCAGTGCCGAAACAAGTATTTTTCCGTATCCAATCGCTTGCTGGGCAGTATTTGTTCCACCGTATGTCCGGCCACCAAAACTTGCGCTGTAATATGGTCTATCGTAATCATAAACCATCGGATCTGGATTTCCATATTGATTTGATGAAGTAGTGCTATAATATTCCATCTCATTCTTCCAGAGAAGATTAGGACATATTATATTTCCGTTATAATCGTATATAGTAGCATTTCCTTGGAATGAGCCTGTTCCGGGGTCACCTGGATATCCAGGGTCTCCGTCAGGCGGCGTAAATCTGTAGTTTCCACTAGCTCTTTGTCTACCGACTACTATTCTTCCACAACCTGCCGCTGCGGCCATACCAAAAGAATCTGAAGATGTATATAAAGTAGATGGAATAGGAAGTGTGCGCAATAAATTGCCCATTTGATCGTAGACATATGTTCTACCGACATCAAGGTCGCCGCCATTATCGTATGCATTAGGATCATTATCATAATCATTTGAATTTACTATAAGTAAACCGTCAACACAGTAAATACCCCAACCAAATCCAGTATCACCCGAGGTACTAGTTTCAGGAGCATCTATTCTTCCAAGATAATCTCCGTCAAAACTAAACATATGAACACAGCCCACACCACTATTGTATGTATGGTTACCTACAAATATTCTGCTTTCGCCTATTGCAGTACCACCTGCGCCAAAATAAGGTTCTGGTGTAGGCGGTTGAACAGTAATACAAGATGCTTGAATATCACCTGCGGTGTAATTACTTAGAGTCGGCAGGTCACCGATGGATTCTGGATATCCACTTGACAACTGTACATTATCTATGGTTGTCAGTATCTCTCCTGCATTCCCAATGTGTTTGTTGCCTCCATAACCGGCGCCTGATGGTGTTTTAAATCCCATATTTTATTATCCTATCCGCTATATACCTGTGGTGATTGCCAACTTAAGCCTGTTACGCCAGCAATATCAATGGTTGAATTGTATTTTCTCCAGCGATGTGATTTACTAATTATATCTCTTGGTCTCATTGGCTTTGTACCTGCTCTTATCTGTAAATATTCTGCTCCAGTACTGTTTAGTGAATATCCTATTATATTAAATTCTCTGGAAGTACAATTTTGAGCAACATAATGAGTTCTAGTACCATGATTAGCACCACCTGAGATTGAAAAATCATCCATGATATTATGTGCATGTTGGTTATATGCAATTATGTGGTTATTATTAATTCTGCCCATTGATCTATATCTTCCAAACCCATCATATGTGGATGTTGTATTTGGAGGCTCTATATAACTTATGTATATTCCACTTACTGTATCATATGTAAATATTTTTTTATTAGTATCGTTTGATGTCCCAACAAAAAGATGTGTACCATCTCCTTCGACCCAATTACCAAACCCCTGTACAGTGTCCAATAAAGTCATAGGAGGTCCTATTTCACCAATAAACTTTCGACTTAGTGAACTAAACATATATACTGCTCCACTACCGCCTCCTGCAAAAGGAGAACCTACGAATAATTTATCGTCGATTACTTTCATGCACCAACCATATTTGTCGCCAGACTCAACAACCGTTTCGATAGGTGCAAAAAGGGATGGAGGGCTATCTGCATATGGATAAAGACTAATATTTTGCGCTGACAAAGTAAAATTTGGTATATTTGCTCGGTCTGTTAATGAATTAGTTCCTATTCCGAATGGCACACTATATACTCTACCTGAATTATATTTACTAACGGATCCATCAGGGGAAAAACCAGGTGCTCCAATATAAAGTGTGCCGTTACACCACGCTAACGAGTGCCCAAACTTCATTCCTTCATGTGAAAAATTCGAGTATAAATTATTTGGAGATAGTGTACTTAATAAAACACCTTTTTTATCATACACATATACACAACCGGCAGCACCACCTGTTGTAGTATTCGCATTTGCCCAGCGTTCAGACGATCCTAAGCCTCCACCGCTAAGTGTAGTTACTGTAACACCAGATGGTTTTCCACCTGGACATCCTACAAATATTTTATTTCCGCCAATGACAACCGATGCGCCGTAATGGGCATATGATTTCTGATCGCCGGCGGGAAGATTAAGAGTCTCTCGAATACCATAAAGATCAAACCCTGTTGGAGTTGCTGGGTTGTGAACATTACGAGTATAGACAACACCTTCTTCTATATTACCGTTTTGCGTGGTATGGGGATGTCCAGTAATTAAAGTATGAGTTTCTGTAACCTTTCCAGGTGTGGTCGAGTTTATTTCGACTGGTGTGCCACTACCAGGGACTTGGTTGCCGCCCCACCAAGGAGCAATATCAAAACAACTACTTCCATATTCTGACATACCACGATGAGAAACACCGTTAACATCCAAGGGTAATTCTTCCAAGTTTTCTGTGCCCAAAAAGTTTTTTGGAAAGTCATTCATTGCTGTAGGTTTACGATTAGTAGAAAAAACTGCAGGTTCACCAGGTTGAGAACCTATAGTAGATTCAATTAAAACTGAAGTGTCATGATTAGCGCCTTCAAGCCCGACGATGCTTGCATACGCAGAAACCGGACCTCCGCCACTTGAAGTTGGCACATTATTACTTCCCTGAGTTGCTTTTTTAATAAAAGACATTTATTACTGATCCTCCAAATCAACAAATGTGGATATAACATTTTCCTTTTGGACAGTAAAAAAATCATTTGTTGTTAATGACCATAATACTGTATTTGAATTATCCGCATTATCGTTAATCGTTTGATATTGCTCTGGCATATTTGTTACGATATCGGGGTGCAAGGTAAAAAAATCATATTTTGATTCGTGATCATATTCGTTTATTAAATATGTTATTGCTAATTTTTTATGTGCCTTAGCAGAGATTAAAATTGCTTCTTTTTTCATTTGTAATACCTCAACATCTTATTTATTTTCTCTAACATGTTTATTATTGACCAGTATCTACATTAAAAATATAGGATGCACTAGCTAATATATTCGAACCATTTGAATCATCAGATATTTCTACAAGAATTACTGCGCTAAGCATATCAGCATTACCGCCAAGTTGCCACTTAAATTCACGATCTGACGATAAACTATGCCATGTAGCCAATGAATCACCGATATTCGGGTTATCATTCCCCCCTGTTCTTGTAAATCTTATATAATAAGTCCCATTAGGTGGATTGACATTACACCAATCTCCTATAATTTGTGTATATGTGGATAAATCTTTTTTCCATACAGTACCTAGAGCTTTAAATTCCCAACCAACCTGGCCTGAGCTGGCGGAAACTATTTTCATGCCGCCGCCAGATAATGTAGGGATTTCAATTATATTGCCATAGGTCGTCAATGGTTTTCTTTTATATTCTTGATCAAGATTATTTACAGCATCTTTAATATGTGGAACTGTATAGAAAAATACTTGACCTTTATCGGTATTACCTGGGAACATCGGATCACCTATAATCAACAGATCATCCGCACAGGCAAATGCATTATAGCTCATATATGAATTTGTAGCACTATATGTTTGACCGTCAGCTGGTGAAACCACGTTTTGATTATCTAGTATTCCCAAGTAATTTCCTTCTAGATCAAACATAAAAATAGGAGTCGTTGACTCTTTGGAAACATAAATTCTACCGTTTCCAACACCTACAGAAAAACCAAATTTACCAAGTGTAGATGGTGTTGGATCTCTCAGAACAAATTGAAAATTACCATCATAATCAAAACAAGCAACTATTCCTTCTTGACTCGGACCACCATCAACAGTAAAGATATATGATCCAACAGCAAGAATACCATTACCCATTGACACAGAATTGCCCCAAGCTCCACTGGCATTAGTATTTGTCAATGGCTGATCTGCTAATACAACAGAGTTAATAAGAACACCCGAAAGATCAAAAATGTGTACATAATTTCCAGCCGATAATGGATAACCAACAGGTAGGCCGGTACTATTTACAGTAACTGGATATACTATTCTATTATGAGATACTGCTGGTGTTCTTGATGATAGAGAATCAGAACCTAAAATATAGAATCTTGTAAGATAATTTCCATCAAGATCAAATACATACACAGACATATGACCACCGCCAGTGGTACCATATTGATCTTGCGGCCCTCCGTCATTTGCTACCGTAGCATAAATTCTACCACCAGCAATTGCTACTGTATCACCAAATGCTGCCCCGTTGCTAATATCAACTGGTGGGTCTGGATGTATAATTTTTTTAATAAATGTTCCATCTGTATCATACAGATGAATTGCACCGGTAATTCTGCTATTTACTCCATAATCCTGGTGCTCACTTACCACTATTCTCCCATAGCCAATAGCAACATGTCTACCAAATTCCGATGGTGCTTTTTGGGGAGGCCCAGAAGAGCCTCCTTCTATTCCACTTCTGAAAAGAGAAAGACCGTAATTGCCTTCATAGTCGTATAGGAATGCATAACCAGATTCGTCCTCTGTAAGGCCACTAGGCCCACCAATTACTACCTTACCATCTCCTATTGCAATTGCCTGACCAAATTCGTATGTGTTTAAAGGCGAAGAGACAACATTTTTTAATGTTGGCAAAGTCACATTATTGTAACCACCTGTAAATGCACTATCTGCATCAAGTACGACTTTTTTATCGTCTGTCTGAAAGGATGCGATCTGATTAGTTACTTTAACTGCCATTTTTATATCCTATTGTACTCTTTCGTCGTTATTGATATAGGTACTTAGTAGTGATTCAACAGT